CCAAGCTGGGTTTAGTGACCAGGAAGATGAAATAAAATTATTGCCTAATTGGGTATAGGTATAATTATATTGATCATACCAGTAATCCCAATCGTTTGAATTATTTTTATTTTTGCCCCCATATTCGTTTATTCTTAAAATAGTATCGGGAATACCATATAGTGTTATGATTGCTCTTAAGCCCTCTACAGTACCTTTTTTCTTTAAAAGATAAGGTAAATTATGATATATTCTTTTATATATTGATTTATTTATATCATCAACTGGTTGTAAGGAACCAGTAGCAGAAGCAGTAATATATGTTGTAATATATTCAAATCCTGTTGGGGCAGGTAAAGAAGATGTTGTATAAGGTAAATTATATAAACTGCCTGAAGGAGTAATGCCAATTAAAGCAGCATATAGATCGTTTGTTGAAAAATTATTTTGGTATATTTTAATACCTAAATCGCGCAATATATCTGCTACTAAATCTTTAGATACACCATAGTTTAATCGATTATCTGCATTATATTTTTCGGTAACTCCTTGTAAGTATGAGAATATATTATCAAAATGTTGACCTATCATTTCAACAAACAACTCGTATTGTGCGTTGCTTGGATCGTCTCTTAGATAAGAAGGAATAGCATTTACTAAAGCATTGTTATTTTCTCTATCATATAATTCTGCTACAGCCGATTGAGATACAAACCAAGTATACCCTGCCTCAGGATTAGCTGTAGAAGCATTTGTGTATGGGGGTGTACTATTTGTTTTAGGCCAAGCTGTTGACCCTGATTCATAGTATAAGTAATATTCATAACCATCAAAATTGGTTATAATTTCATCTATTTTTGATTGGTATATTACATTATTAGAATTTAAACCAGTGGTAGATAAGCTAGCACTATAAGTATATTGTTCTATTAAGGCTAGCTTATAATAAAAATTTTCTAGGCGAGTTTGAGCAGAAGAGAAATGAATAAAATTATCATAGCTAGAATAGTCTATATTTAATTCAACATTACTTTCTGCCAATAAACTATTTAATTGATATCTTAAACTCCCTGATCCTGTAGCTGATGTTGTAGCTGTTAGGGAAGAAAAACTAGTATATTGTGTAGAATTATTAATTTGATCAGGTATAGATAAATTATAATTTGGTCCTTTTAGAGAAATATTATCATCTTCAATATTAAATACTGGGGTGATGCTGATGTTATAAGCAACAGATTTTGCTATTTGTTTAACTACCCAACATTCACTTTTTATATCAAATTGTGAAGGAAGGGGTTCATATAGTTTTATTAAAACTGTAGGATCATTAGGATTGGAATTATCTAATAATATGTTGTTTGCTATTACTAGCTGATTGTTTCCAAAATCTAAATAGAAATCTAAATAATCACCTTGTGCATTTTGGATGTCTTGAGAAAGGATAGTAGCACTAGCAGATACTTCAGCATTAGGTATAATAGTAGTATTAAGTCTTATTTCGGTTTTATCCGCACTAATTTGGTCAATATAATATCTATTTAATGCGGATGATGCTAGGCACTGTCTTAAAAAATTATATGCGGTATTATATTGTCCTTCTGTAAATCCAAAAGATCTTAAATCAGCTTCTGGATCTATAGTAACTTGATTATCTAAAAGAGTAAAGTTAGGATAACCAGTAACATTTTCTACTAAAATATTTCTATTTAAATCATATATAAAATATTCCAAATAATCTGTTTCTGGATTGAATTGGGTAGGAATATCATTTGATGTAATTAGAGAAGTATCCTCAAGAGAATATGTTTGTAACTCAAATGTTATAGAATCAATATTTTGTATATTAACTATTTCCGTCATTGGTTGATAAAGATGATATTATAGATGATATATTATTTGATTGTTGATTTGATAATTCTAAAACTTGTTGTTGTAATTCATTATTTTCTTCTCTTAATTGGTTTACTTCTTCAGTTAAAACTTCTACTAAAGGATCAATTATTTCATTTCCAATATATTCTTTACTTGTTCTAATTAAATATTCATGTGAATTTATTTCTCCTAATTTTGGAATATCAAAAAATAAATTTTGATATTGATTAAAAAATTGATTAATCTGAGTTTCAGTAGAAGGAGTAGAAGCGGATATACTTTTAATACTAGGTGTAAAAACTAACTGACTAAACCGTGTATCAATTACTTTTGTATATTGACTTTTATTATATGCTGTTTTACTTAAATATATAATTTCTTTTGCCATTACGGGTTAACAACTTTAAAGCTATAATTATTGTTAAATACTATTGTTGATTCTTGAATTGTAGTTTGGATTAAAACAGTATAATATCTTTCGGGTTCTAATCCGTTCATATATAATTTAAAATAACTTCCTGATGCATCACAACTTAATTTAGTATATGTTGTATCGAAATCTATAACCATTTCGTTAGTATCCAAGTCTTTTATAGCATAATATGATTCTGCTGGTAGGGCATAATTAGTCATATAAATAGAAGATGTTTGCCATACTTCAGGGGGATATGTAGGTCTTGCATTTACACGAAAAATATTAACACTTTGATCATAAAACACTCCAGGGTTTTGAGCTAATAAAATTGTAGCTGGATTGGTGTTTAGTACTGTTAAACTACCTGTATTATATACTGAATCATCCCATTTAAATTCTAGGCAAGGAGGATATATAGTATGAGTATCTCTAGAGAAATATTTTAGTGTTGTTTGTTCATATATGCTATCTACAAATTCTTGAGATTCTGTTTGTCTAATTATAAACCCATAATTTTCCCAAGTACTTCCTGTCCATTTTTCTACTATAGATTTAACATTAAAATTTAAATCTAAACTTGAATAATATGAAAAAGACTGAGAAGCTTGAGAATCAGTCCACCATACCCCACCTCCTAAAGAACTAGGATTAGTAGATAAATTATATGAACCTGTTTGTTCTGCTGAAAAACCAGCAGTAGTCCAAGCATTGCTTCCTGAGTAGGATCTCCAAACCCACGATACACCATTTTGAGTTTCAGGATCATTTAAGTAACGCCCTGTACCCATATTCCATGACTGAGCAACAGCATTAGCTGCTACTGCTGTAGTACCAAATAATCCAGTATTATTGGCTACAAAAAGCTTAAGATTAGCTGTCCAGCTTGATGTTCCTATTAAAGAAGCACTCACATATGTAATTTCATCAGAATCAAATTGAACTAAAAAACGGGAAGCTTGAGGATATTCTCCATTTGTTTCTATAGCTCCTATTTTAAAATTAGTAGATGCTTCTAGAATTTCGTCCATTCCTGTATTCATAGCAGGATAAGCCGAATATATTGTAGCGTCTTGAGAAGGGAATATTTTATATATTGCCATTTTATGTTATTATAAAGGTACTATTCTGCCTTGAATATCTGTATTTGGATATTTTACTTCAAATATCATAGGGTCAAGTGAAGGATAAACTATATTGCTATTTGTTGCTTCCGCAGTATCGTATGAATATTGACTATATCCTAAACTCGTACCTACTTTATTTGTTATTGATATATTTTTAACTGTTTGTACTCCTTCAATTCTATCTAATAATATATAAATATCTCTAAGGATTATGGGTTGATTAATTTGCCATTTATCTATTGTAAAATAATCTTGTAATGTTATTATGCATTGAGTTAATATTTCATTTGAATTATAATTAGGTAATACTATAATATCAAAATTTACACCAATATTAACAATAAAAGCATCTTTTATAGTAATAGAATCATTTACCATTCTATACAAAGATAAATATGTTTGTATATTTTGTTTTAATGCAGGAGAAGCAGTAGTTAATTTTTTATCAATATCATAAGATAAAACATATAAATCTAATACTCCTAAAGCTTCCCCTGATGATACAGATTGTGCTTTTGTAGGTTCAATATATGCTTTTGATACAACACCATATTTAGCAGGCATAGATAATGTTCTTACTAAATAATCATCTTGTGTTACGTTTCGAAGCTGTGTTGCAAAATTTGCTGAGGAGTTTTGGCGAATTTCTTCTATTGTGTCTCCATCTCCTCCACCATCAGCGGCCACCGGGTTATTTACAACTAATGAAGCTCTAACAACATTAGCTGTGTTTTCAGTTAAATTATTATTTAAAAATTGTATATTTCCTGATAAGCTAGTTAAGTTATTTGCTGGGATGTTTGATTCTACTCCCCCACCTGTTAAATATCTAACAGTTAATGTTGTTTGGGAAGGAGCTATTCCGTATGTTTTTGTAAATAAGAAGTTTGAGGGAGAATAAGCTGCTGTAAGTTTATCCTTTTCAAATGGTAATCCTATACCCACATTATCTGGGTTTGGAGTTATTTCTTCATCTGTATCTGTTGCGCTTCCGGCACCAAATTGTATTTGCAATGACCCTGTATTTATGACCCTTGTAACAAATCTTCTTTGAACTTGTTCTAGCTTTAAAAGATAAGGAGCATCCCCAGAATATTGGGATAGATTAGGGTCATTTATGTTAGTATTTTTAATACTATTAAATATAGTTTCTTGGGCTAAATAATCAACTTCATACCATTCATTGCTATCTGTATCAAATATATCTAAAACTCCTATAATTCTATCTGCATTTATTGTAACAGTAGAAAATTGTTGAGGGGCCCCAAAGGAAAATTGAGTAGTATTTATAGTTCCTGATATAGCTTTTCTAGTCTTTTTTAAAAGATAAAAAGTAGGATTATTAGAATTATCAACACTATATATAACAGCTTCTGTAGGATCTCCTGAGCTGGATACTGAAAAATCTACAGGATCTTCTATGATAAAAAATGTGTTGGGAAATGTAGGGGATGAAATTGTTGAATTTCCTCCAATAAATAAAGAATAATTATAATCTGGAATGTAAGTTGATGCTATAGCGGGAACCTGTTGATAAAAATCAATATTTGTTGTGGCAACTTGGGTTACATTTGGTTTATAACCAAACATATATACTAATTCATACAAATTATTTGGTTGACGAGCATATTGTAAAAATGTTTCTTGAATTTGATTATCAAGATAAAAAGATAAAACATCACCTACATAAGCTGCCATTTCCATAAACATCATCCCAGGCGAGGCGGGTGTAAAATCATTATATGTTGTTGGGAAATAGGTTTTAGCATAGTTTATCAGACTAGCTTTAAATTCATCAAAATCTCGGTTTATATACTGTATGTTTTTTTTTTGTGCCATTATGTGAATGTTATTGATATTTCGTCATTTATGCCCGTATTTACAACATTATACGTTAATATAACATTAGCTTTATATGTGTCCGGGTTTCCGGTTACTTCTAGATTTTGAACGAGTACATTTGGGAAAAATGCAGTCAATTGTGCTTGAATATCTTGTTTTAAAAAATCTAAATTTCCACTTGTAATTTGTTCAAAAATAAAAGCTCTTAAATTGGCACCGAAATTTGGATTTAAATATCTTTCGGTTTTATTTGTTAAAAAATAATTTATTAGATTATTTCTAATAGCATCTTTTGTAGTGTATGTTATTTTAAAAACAGCAGGAGCATTAAAAGGAATAGCCACTCCAACCCCGGTTCCGGGTTTGGTATCTATAGGAAATATTCTTTTTGCTCCGAATGCCATTATTTATTCATTAAGTTCATTATTTGATCTAAACCAACACTTCCATTAGGCAATGCTCCGTTTACTGTGTCTGTAGATTTGGGTTGAAATTGGCCGGCGTATGCTGAGGTAGCTACTGCTCCCTGTTGCATTTCTCCTAATATACCAGAAAACATATTTCTGCGTTCTTGGGCAGTTAATTGTTTTGGTTTTTCAATATAGGGCTGTGCATATGTATCTCTAACAGATTCATTTACGATTGTCTTTGGAGAACGGACTGCTTCGAGAAGAATATCCTTAAGTTCTTCTTGGATAGCTTCTCTTACAGCTTCTTTAATGATTTTTTTAAAGTCTTGGGTTTTCATGATTATAAATATTAAATTAGTAAGCTTTTAAATTATCTCTGTCAATAATAAATTTAAGTTCATTAATTAATGTTTGAGGATTAGTAGTAAAGGATAAAGGTGTTTCTATAAGTTTAATTCCGCTTTGATTAATTCCTACTGCTTTTCTACGAGCAATAGTAGGGTTAAATGGTACTTCTTCAATTTTTATTATAAATCCTTGATATAAGGTTTGATTTAAAGTTTCTTCTACTATTTCTTGTCTGTTGTTTATATTTTGTAAATCTTCTGAGATGGGAGTTAATTCATCTATAGGGGTTAATTTATCTTCTATATTGTTTTCTATTAAACATTTAAGTAAAAAGATATCTAATATTCTTAATAATAAAATCGCGGTATTAATAGTGGCACTAATTACGGCTATTGGGGGAGCAATT